CATCAGTGTTTTATTATTGATCCAGAGGATTATATAAAAGCAGATAATACAGGCGATATTGTTGGTGTTGTTCATAGCCACCCAATAACACCTCCAGTTGGTAGCCAAGCGGATCAAATCGGTTGTGAACAAAGTAAACTTCCGTGGCATATTGTGAATCCAAAAACAGAACAGTGGGGATATTTAGAACCCTGCGGATATAAACCTCCATTATTAGGCAGACCTTGGGTTTGGGGTGTAACCGACTGTTGGAGTTTAGTTAGAGATTGGTATAAAGAAGAAAAGAAAATTGAACTAAGAGATTGGGATAGACCTGTAACTCCAGAAGAATTTGCAAAAAGTCCTTTATTTGAAAATTGTGCATGGAGAACGGGCTTTAGAGAATTAAGACCTGATGAGAAACTTGAACGTGGCGATGTTTTATTAATGAGTATTTTCGGAAATGGTTTGAATCATGTAGCTATTTTTTTAGGAGATGATGTTTTGCATCATTTAACCGATAGACTATCTTGTAGAGAACCATATTCACAGTGGTTATTAAAATGTACTGGAAAGAGGTATCGTTATGCTTCGTAAAGTAAAGCTGTACGGTGAACTTGCAGAATTTGTAGGTCATAAACAGTTTGATGTTCATGCGGATAGCATTGCAAAAGTAGTCAGTTTTTTAGTTAATAATTTTCCACAAATAGAAAAATACATGAATCCAAAGTATTACCAAGTAAAAGTTGGTAATTATTCGATTGATAAAGAAGAAATACATAATCCAATAGGAGAACAGGAGGACATACACATTGTTCCTGTTATAGCTGGTGCAGGTAGAGGTGTTGGAAAGGTATTGCTAGGTGCTGCTTTAATCGCAGGTGCGTTTTTTATGCCAGTAGCAGCAGGTAATGTTTCTCTTATGAGTGGTATAAAGGCTGGATCTTTAGCAAAAGTTGGATTACTAACTAAAAGTATGCTTTATGTAGGTAGTTATTTAGCCTTGTCAGGTGTTAGTGAAATGTTATTTCCTATGCCAAAGCCAAAAGAGTTTAAAAGTGAGGAAGATCCTAGATTATCATTTAGTTTTTCTGGTGCACAAAATACCAGCAGGGCAGGAACTCCAGTGCCCCTTGTTTACGGTACGATGATTACTGGCTCAGTAGTCATTAGTGGTGCAGTTGATACTCAGCAGGTACAAGCATGAAAGACGCTCCAAAGAATATACAAGGTGCTGGCGGTGGCGGCGGCGGTGGAGGCGGCGGTGGTGGCGGTGGTGGCCATAGTGCTCCCCCACCTCCTCCTGCTCCAACCAGAACTCCTGATACTTTACATAGTAGACAGTTTGCTACTTTTCTTGACCTTATATCTGAAGGTGAGATAGAAGGTTTTGAAACACCTTCAAAAGAAGGACATACAAGAGGTTCGCAAAATTTTACTCGTGGAGCTTTAAAAGACGTATTTCTAAATGATACTCCTATTTTAAGATCACAGGCTAATTCTGCTTCCCCACAAGCTAACGACTTTAACTTTCAAGATGTAGGTTTTAATATAAGATTCGGAACAGGAAATCAACCTAAGATTTCAGGAATATTAAGCAGTTCTTCAATTCAAAGTGTAGGTGTGACAGTTGAAGAGGGCAGTCCTGTAACAAGACAAATAACAAACACAAATGTAGATGCCATAAATATTACAATTACTTTTCCTCAAATGCAGGAAGCAAAAGACAACGGAGATTTATTAGGTTCTTCTGTAACTTTACAGGTACAAGTTCAATATAACTCAGGGGGTTTCACTACTGTTATTACTGACACTGTAACTGGTAGAACTGCTGATGCTTACCAGAGAGATTATAGAGTTAATTTAACAGGTGCATTTCCTGTTGATATAAGATTAGTAAGAGTAACTCCAAATAGCACAAGTTCAAGCTTAATTAACTCTTTTAATTGGACAAGTTTTGGTGAAATTATAGATGATGCTTCTACTTACGCTAACAGTGCTTATACCTCTCTTAGATTGGACTCAATGCAGTTTCAATCAATTCCAACAAGAAAGTTTCGTATAAGAGGAATAAGAGTAAGAATACCAGGTGCAGGTGCTAATAACTCAGGCACACCAAGCGTTGACTCTAATGGTCGTATAGTTTACCCAGATGGATATATTTTCAATGGAACAATGGGTGCTGCTCAATGGTGCTCGTGCCCAAGCATGGTGCTACTCGATATTTTGACAGATACCAGATATGGATTAGGCAATCATATTGGAGATAGTTCTATTGATTTGTTTTCTTTTGTAACAGCTAGTAAATTTGCAAATACTTTGGTATCAGATGGATTTGGAGGACAGGAGGCTAGATTTAGTTGTAACGTAAATATTCAAGCTGCAAGTGAAGCTTTTGACATCATAAATGAACTAGCTGGAGTAATGCGTTGTATGCCTATATGGTCAGCAGGAACTCTATCATTAGCTCAAGATAGTCCAAAAGACGCAAGTTATTTATTTACTTTGGCAAATGTCACACCAGAAGGTTTTAGTTATTCGGGTAGTAGTTTAAAAACTAGACATACAGTAATTTCTGTATCTTATTTTAATATGGATACTAGAGAAATAGATTTTGAAGTTGTAGAAGATTCTGCTGCAATAGCTAAGTTTGGGGTAATTATCAAACAAGTAAAAGCATTTGCTTGTACTTCAAGAGGACAGGCTGCTCGGCTTGGTAGAGCAGTTCTTTTTGCTGAACAAAATGAATCAGAAGTAGTTTCTTTTGCTACTTCTATAGATTCTGGAGTGGTTGTTAGACCTGGTGCTGTAATAGAAATAGCTGACCCTGTTCGTTCTGGTCTTAGAAGAGGGGGAAGAGTAGTTTCTTCAAATACAAATCAAATAACAGTAGATGATTCTACTGAAACAGATTTACCAACAACAAATAATCCTTCTATTAGCGTAATAATGCCCGATGGAACTGTAGAAACTAGAGATATAGCTTTTATAGAAGATAACACAGTTACTGTTCATGGAGTATTTTCTCAAGCACCTAATCCTAATACCGTATGGCTTCTACAGGATGATACAGTTAAGACTCAAAAATTTAGGGTAATAACAGTAGAAGAATCAGATGGTGTAAATTATGCTATTACGGCTTTATCTTATGTAAATGAAAAATATGCTTTTATTGAAGATGGTTCAACTTTGCCTACCAGAACAATATCTGTTTTAAATCTTCCAAAAGATGCCCCATCTGGTCTTGTTGGAGAAGAAAAATTAGTTGTAATAAATAATCAAGCTGTATCTAAATTAATTATAAGCTGGCAACCTGTTACAGGAGTCACTCAATATCAAGTTAATTACAGATTTAACAATGGTAATTATATAACTACCACTGTGTCTAGCCCTGATTTTGAAGTATTCAATACATCTGTTGGAACTTATGAAGTTCAGGTATTTAGCTATAATACTGCTTTACAACCAAGTCCAACATCATCAAATCTCACTATTAATACGGTTGGAAAAACTGCTGTTCCCGATAATGTATCAGGACTAACAATAGAACCCTTTTCTGAGAAATTAGTAAGACTTAGATGGAACGTATCTTCTGATCTTGATGTGACTCATGGTGGTTTTGTTTATGTAAGACACTCTACAAAATTAGATGGCACGGGCACTTTTGCTAATTCTATTGATCTTATAGACGCTTTGCCTGGAAACTCTACACAAGCAGTCGTTCCACTATTAGAAGGAGAGTACATTTTAAAATTTCAAGATGATGGCGGAAGGTTTAGTACAGGTGAGACAAGTGTAGTTATTGATTTACCTGATAATGTATCTGCATTAGTAACTCAGACAAGAAGAGAAGATTTAGATAATCCTAAATTTCAAGGAACAAAAACTAATACTAATTTTGACGCTTCGGCAGTAGCACTTACACTGACTAATCCTGCTACTAATTCATCTGGTGAATATGCTTTTAATACTGTTTTAGATTTGGGTGGTGTATTTAGTCTTGATTTAAAACGTCATTTTCTTAGTGAAGGTTTTTATATTGGTACGTTATTTGATTCCAGAACAGCGTTAATAGATACATGGACAGATTTTGATGGTGCAGAAGCTACTGCTGTAAATGCTAAACTACTTGTTGCTACTACTCAAGATAACCCCTCATCTGGATCGCCTACATTTACTGCATTTCAGACTTTCGCAAATGGAACTTATAAAGGAAGAGGATTTAAATTTAAAACAGAATTGACAAGCGGAGATCCAGCACAAAATATACGCATAAGTCAGCTTGGTTATACAGCAAGTTTACAAAGAAGAGTCGAGCAAAGTAATGTAATAACAGCTAATGGATCAATGAATATTACTTTTAATAATTCATTTTTTGTAGGAACTTCATCATTACTAGGTGCAAATAGTAATTTACCTTCTATTGGTATTACTGCTCAAAATTTAAATGCTGGAGAATTTTTCCAAATATCTAGTATAAGCGGTACAGGTTTTACTATCGTATTTAAAGATAGTGGGGGTACTGCTATCAATGGTAAGCAATTTACCTATCAAGCTGTCGGATTTGGCAAAGGATAGTACAATGAAACAAACAACAGTTTTTAGATGACCAGAGTTGTAAGCACAGGTAAAGAATCTGGTAATAATTTTGAACCAGCTAACGGTACTGGTGCTCAAGTTCGTACTGCTTTAAAAGATATTTTTGGTGCGTTAAGAACACTTAATGCTGGTAGTGGCGATCCAAGTGGAACAGCTAATGTTGCTGCATACCAACCCCACATAGACACCAATACAAACTTATTAAAAATATCAAATGCCAGTAATAATGGATTTATTACTTTAGGAAATATAAGTCAGGCAAATTTTGGTCATGCTGATTTAACAGGTGCAACATTTACTGGCCCAATAATTAATAGCTATACATCAGCTTTAAGATTACCTGTTGGAACTACAGCCCAAAGACCAGGTAGCCCTGCTGCTGGAGATATAAGATTTAATTCAACCACAACTGAAGCAGAAATTTATAATGGTACTATATTTACAGCCGTTGGCGGTGGAGCGGGTGCAACAGGCGGTGGAAACGATGAATGGGTGTTTGAGAACGATCAAACAGTAACCCAAAATTATCAGATCACTGCTAATAAACACGCACACTCTGTTAGTCCAACGATTAATAATGGTGTGACAATAACCGTGCCAAGCGGTGCAATCCTTGTTATTCTTTAACTATGGCTTTAACTTTAAACGGAACAACTGGTATTTCTGGGGTTGATGGGTCAAGCTCCGCACCCTCAGTTGTCGGTTCTGACTCTAATACTGGATTTGCATTTGCTTCTGATACTCTTTTATTTAATACTGGCGGAAGCGAAAGATCAAGAATAGATAGTAATGGAAATATGGGTTTGGGTACGACTTCTTTAGTTGGAAACGCATCAAGTGTTTATCTAACAGTTAATGGCAGTTCTCTTGGAGGAATTGCTTTAAAAGCTGGTGGAACTACACAAGGATATTTTCAAGGAAGTGGTAATACTGTAACTTTATCTTCTGATGGATCTAAAAATATAAGATTTGATACTAATGGTTCACAACGCATGAATATTGCTAGTGACGGGAATGTGGGAATCGGTAAAACTTCTTCAAGCATAGATGTTGACGGAGCTATATTTACAACTAGCGGACAAAATCTATTAATTAGTAAGAGTGGTAGTGGTGGAAAAATTATAACTCTTAATAGAAGAACAAATGTCGGATTATCTATTGAATTTTTTAGAGGTAGTTCTGTTGGTTCAATTTCTCATAACAATACATCAACTGCATACAATACAAGTTCTGACTATAGATTGAAAGAAAATGTAGTTGCTCTTTCTGATGCAATTACAAGACTTAAAACCTTAAAACCTTACAGATTTAATTTTATTGCTGATAAAACTGTAACAGTTGATGGATTTTTGGCACATGAAGTTACAGCAGTTCCAGAGGCAATTACAGGAACAAAAGATGCTGTTATTACTCAGGAAATGATAGATAATAAAGATTATGAAGAAGAACGGTTAGGTGACATATTGCCACAAGGTATAGATCAAGCAAAATTAGTTCCGTTACTTACTGCTGCATTACAAGAGGCAGTAGGTAAAATAGAAACATTAGAAACAAAAGTCGCTGCTTTGGAGGCCGCATAAATGTCAAAAATTCAGCTTAATGCTGCATCTGGAGGAGGTTCAGTAAGCATACAAGCTCCGTCATCATCAAGTAGTGACAGCGTTTTTACAATTAATGGTACGTCAAATGGTTTGATCCATACGACTACTTTAGGACCAGCTTTTTTCGCTAGAAATAACAATAGTCAAAGTTTGTCAAACGGTACAACTAATAAAGTAGCGTTTGATAATGAAATATTTGACACAGACGGTTGTTATGACCCCTCAACAAACTATAGGTTTACTCCAAATTTAGCTGGCTATTATCTAATCAGAGGTAATCTGTCGATTGGTGGAAGTATGACAGGAACTATGGGTCTAAACATCTATAAAAATGGTTCAAGATTTGTAAATATGGACAGAAATATGAGTGGTTCAGGCGGGCAAAGTATGAATATTACATCTTTAGTTCCTTTGAATGGCAGTTCTGATTATGTAGAAATTTTTGTTTTTCAAAGTAGCGGTGCTACTAGAAGTCTTGCTAATGGAACTCAGTATGCAATATCTGAGTTTTCTGGAATGTTTGTGAGGTCATTAGCATGATTACTGACGGTACACTTTTAGCACGAATTATGAAAATTTATTCGTCACTTACTGTTGAGGATTTTCACCCAATATTTGGTACGATTGAATTACAAAATGATGCAGATGGCAAGGGTGATTACATAAAAGATTGGAGACATCCTTCACTAACTCAACCTACTGAAGATCAAATTAAGGCGGTGACATTATGAGTACTTTAAAAGTCAACAAAATAATACCTGTAGGCGGTGTTCCAACTGGCGGTGGTGGTGGAATTATTCAAGTTTTACAAACTGCAAAAACAGACACTTTCAGTACAACTTCGTCTGGTTTCTCTGATATTACTGGTTTGTCTGTAACTATAACGCCAACTTCAAGCACCAGCAAAATTCTTCTTCATTATGATGCAAATGTGGGTGGTAATGAAATAGTTTTTGTCAGACTTTTAAAAGGGAGCACAGCTATTGGTATTGGTGATGCAAGTAGTAACAGACAAAGAGTAACGCAGGGTGGTCAATTTCGATCTGGTAATGATGATAAATTATCTATTTTTAGCGGTACTTTCATAGATTCTCCTAGTACAACTTCAGCTACAACTTATAAGTTACAAATTTATAGACATTCGGGAACTGTAACAGTTAATAAACCATTTAATGATACTGACGCAAGTTATACAGGAAGAGGTATTTCAACATTAACAGCTATGGAGGTATCAGCATGACTTTAGACCACGATGCAATAAGAAAAGCTTATCCTGACGCTGTAACCATTGATGATGGTTTCGGTGTTTTTGATAAGGATAATAAATTAATAACTATTGAGCAAAGCAAAGTAGATTCTGCACGAACCACGTTAGATGCTGAAGCTGCTGCGATTAAATACAAAACCGACAGAACAGAAAATGGTTCTACTATTTACGCTTCTTTTGGAGATCAACTTGATATGCTTTATCAAGATATGCTCGCTGGCAAATTAGACACAACTGGAACATGGGCAACTCATATAAAAGCTGTAAAAGACGCAAACCCAAAACCTAGTTAAATGGCAGTTTCACCAGGCACTTACAATATGACCGTTCAAAGAAGATCGGATCATAGTGTTCAGCTTGTTTTTAAAGATTCAAATAATGCAGCTATTTCTTTGGTAGGTTTTACTGTTGAAGCTCAAGTTTGGGAAGAAACACGAACCACAAAATATGCTGATTTTACCGTAACTTATACAAATAGAGCAACAGGAACAATAGACATTGCATTAACAGATACTCAAACCGCAACTTTTACTCCAGATCTTTTAAAATATGATGTATTACTCACTAATCCAAGTGGATTGAAAGAATATTATTTGGAGGGTAATATATTTGTATCTGAGGGCTACACAGCATGACAACTGTAAATGTAAGTACTACAAAAAATACTGTTACAGTAAATGAA